ATCGTTTTTCGCTAGAACCTTCCTCTCCCTCTTAACTTGCTCCTTAATAGCGAGCTTATCAAAAGTTTGACGGAGTTGATTCTTAGTCTTCGTAAATAGAGTTTCCACAGTAGCATACTTATATGCCATGGAGTAAACATCTTCAACACTTTCCAAGAGAACATCACCATAAATTTGTGTGTTTAAATCTTGGAAGAGATCTATTTCGTCTAGAGTAATTATACCATTTTCTAGAGCACTAAGTTGCCTTACGGCCTCAAATTCGCACTCTTGGCTCACGCCATCCTTCTCAAATGAAGAGAAGCGATCCGCGACTAGCTCATGTAAGAGCCAGTTCTTATCTAAGACAGGTTTTTCAACCTTTAAGGACTGATCATGAAACCCGTGCCTTTTCATATTCATCTTAAGAATAGTAGCACATCGAAGGTCTAACTCACTACGTGGTTTATTAGGGACAAGTCCAGGTCCCCCGAGATATTCCGGCATATCCCAAGGTATGTTCTTGTATTTCGCTAAAGTATTACCGAAGTAATAAATAAACCGAGTTGACACTTCTTCCCATAAAAATTTTGGAACTGTTTCATGCAATTTTCTGTGAATTTCCCCCAACCTCGAGTAAGAAATCTCTTTCTTCTCCGATCCGGAACGCTTCTTACCTAAAAGAAGACCCATATTCACATACTTCCTCTCGACCCATAAATTGGTCTCGAAGTTAAAATCAAACGCAATAGAATTGATCATACAAATAGGCCTGTGGGAGTGACTAAAGAAAGTCTTTCCAAGAGAAGTCTCCAGTCCACCAAATTTTGTTATGGCTTCCCAGAGTCCCCTCAGAAGTTTTCTATTCCCAACAAGTGTACAATCGTCACCGTTGACTTTTAACCTTGCAATTTCGCCCGAGCCAGGGTATCCTCGATTTACTAATCTGTAAGATCTACTATCGGATATCTCCATGGCCCATCGACACATAGCAGCATTGGCAATACAAAGAATAGGAAATGAGGTTATAGAACCCATTAATTGCCCTTCTTTCTGATCGCGCCACTCGCCGTCGATGAAAAATTTATGATGAGTTAATGAACGAACAAACATTTCGCGGAACTCCGACGTGATTGGAAAATCACCGTCATCTTGGTTCTCAGCAAGTATGTCACAAATTTCATTAACTATGGTTTCGCTGACCCAACTATGTAAGTTGTCGGTTGAGGCTTTATAGTCACCATTAATGATAATCTCATCCTCCTTTGGGATTCCGAACAAATCATTAATATGCTCACAGGTTACTGGTGTACCGATTAATTCAAAAACCTTTTGCTCTTTAAGAGTACTCCATAGAAACTTTTGTAAAGGCTTCAATAAAGTGTAAAGTTTTGGTGGTCCCTTCGAGATAACTCTGATTTTTAGAGGTTCTAACAACCCAAGAGGTTCAACGTATGGTTCTTCAACCAATGCCTCGTTAAACAGTGTATCCATAAAAACCTTCCAATTGGTTCTTAAGGTCGAAAAGTCCCCTGCGAGAGCTTTTCCTCTTGTTTCGACAAAGTTTTCTGCTTGTTCTTGAAATAAAGCATCTTCAATAATACCCCTTTTCCCATACTTCGTAGACTTTTGGAAAGAAAAGAACACGTCCTCGATACTTAAATCTAGTTGACTTGTGAACTTTCCCTCGGTGTCTAAATCGAAAGGATGTTTGAGATTAAGGCCAGTTCGGTCAGTCTTATGAATTAAATCATGTACTGTCCCTACAGCTCCCATCATGTCTCGGGTATTATTATAATTTGAAGAAGTAGATGGAAAGATCGGCTCATAATGCTGATCTTTCGTGTAATGCGAGTGTTTGAATATCTCCCTACACGTTCTACGAATTTGTCGTTTCAACCTAAGTTTACTAATGTTAAATCTTTCGATAAAACCGTTTTTATTGATTCCGTTTAACTCTTTGACAAGTTCATCATCAACTAACGCAACTTTGCTCATCTCCGAAACAAGGATTTCTCCGAAGTCCCGACCGATAGCAACTTTGACAGTTTCGATCTTAGGTGGTTGAGTTGTTAAGTGCCTGGCACATTTCTCTTCTGCGATCTGAATTTGATCTTCGCAATTTCGAGGCATCCCCATCTTTGCTTGATTGATTGTCATCAAGAAAGACAAGAATTTTTCTCTATTGGATCTTTTCAAATGAGTCACATACTCAGGAAAGAAGATGACCTTCGGGTTATCAAATAAATTCTTAGGACATGGTGGAATATCCTGTTGTTCGTAATACGCAAAAAACGCACACGTTTTGTATTTGAAATAAGCAACCCAAAGACTCGAATCTCCCTCCTGTGAAAGGTATTCTAAAAGCCTAATAACAGCATTCTGGATTCTCCATTTATACAGTCGATTGTTCTCGATATCACTAATATATGTATTGTAATATGTTACTGAATCCTGACCGGCCTCTTTAAAAGACGGAATCCTCACGGGACGATATAAGCCATAGAGATGGAAAATCTCTACCAGGCAATCGAACCCCTCTTGTGCCTTTTGCACAACTTCCTTACAGATATTGAACTGGAAGACTAAGTCTTCAGTTGTTAAAATCGGATATTTCTTTCGCATAAGATTTATCCTTTTCCCAATATCTAATAAGGGCATGACCTTGGACGGCGGTACAAACCCGTGCT